GCAGCCGTAGCCGTTGCCTTATCCGTCGCCGCAGCCGTAGCCGTTGCCGTCGCCGTAGCCGTCGCCGTCGCCGTAGCCGTTGCCGTAGCCGTAGCCGTCGCCGTCGCCGTAGCCGTAGCCGTTGCCGTTGCCGTTGCCGTAGCCGTAGCCGTCGCCGTCGCCGTAGCCGTTGCCGTTGCCGTTGCCGTAGCCGTTGCCGATCGGACGGATCACTTGATCCCCCATCCAGCCTCAACCGGCAGACGGAACACGATCGAGTTCTTCGGGATCTCGACGGGCAGCACCTTTCGGATATCCACCTTGCTCGACTTCCATTCTTGAATCGCGGCGGCAAAGCCGATCGACTCCCAGCGAAACACATGAACGGCATTGTCGAGCCGTACGTATCCATCGGGCGTCTCGCTCGCGTCGCCCGCAAAGATCCAGCCACGATCGACAACGAACACCGCGCGCGGACCCTTGGGCACGCTCGCCACGTTGCGCAGCGCATCCAACTCCGAGGCCATCTCGCCGAACGTCATATCACTGGTCGCTTTCATTTGTTCTCCTTTTTCACCTTGCGCTTCTTAGGGGTCATGGGGTGGCTTCTTGCTCTCGGCGAGCGTGCGCGCATCTTCGTGACGCATCATGAAATTGCGCCGCCCATCCTCCTCGCCGTAGTAGTGAATCCAGCAGGCGAGACAGTTGGAGCCGCGAAGCGACTGCGCGCCCGAGTCAGCTACGGCCCCGCACGCGGCGCCGTATAGCTTCGGGCCATTGTTCATGACGTGTACAAGATCCTCGTCCATCTACTTCCTTCCTTTCCTCTTCGCCTTCGCCCGCAATGCGGAGGCGCGGTGGGTGCAGATGTAGGCGGCGTCCTCCAGTCCCTGCGCAACCTTGATTAGTCCGGCGCGTCCTTCTTTCGACATCGGCGTCAAAACAAATCGCCGATAGTCCTTCGCCTCGCGCCTCAACTCCCGCGCCACGCTCTCCAGCTCGCGCACGATTGCGGCGGTTGTGGGGGTCATGGTGAGTCACCGGCGATAAACGCCACTGCCTCTGGGCTATCTTTCTTCGCCGCGAACGTCGCCTGGCAGTCCATGCACTCGGCAATCGAGAGCGCGCCGACGCGGTAGCAAGCGTGCGAGAACGCGCCGCCTTTGCAGCCACACGGCGGCGACAGGTGAAATAGCATTCCAGCCCAGACAGCTTCGGATCTACCCATCACCGCTCCCCCTTCGTTGCCAGCGCGCGGAGGGCGGCGACGGCTGCGTGAGCCATCCCCGTGTATCGCTTCCGATGGAGCGGGTGCATGCCATCCCATGAGCGGGCTTTGTTCTCAGGGTGCGAGTCAGCCTGAAATATCGCGACGGCAATCGTCTCGATCGCACGGTCATCGTCGGGCAGGACCAAAAGGCGGCGGACGGTGAGCCACGGATCGAGCAGGTCAACGACTTCGCGCGCGCCGACGACGCGGACCTTTGGCGGCAGATCAGTTAGGCGTTCCTGGGTCACGCAAACGCGCCCGATGCGCCTCCCCTTTGTCTCGAAGTGCTCCCCCGGCGACAACGTGCGCAGTTCGACCCACCCATCCCCGCCCGCGTGCTCGGCAAACGAACCCAGGTCAACCAGCGGCTCCTCCTTTGCAGACCTGATGCCATTCTCCAAGTCCCCGCCCGCGTTCTTTTCGGCCTTCGGGTCGTCATCGGTCAAGGTGAGCCCGAGCGCATCGGCTTGACGTTGACGGTCCATGGCCGCGTTCTTTTCGGCGGCGTTCGGCAAATCCATTACGCTTCCGCATTTGCGGCACAGCGGCCCGTTCGGGGTACGCTCCCAGAGATGAAAACATGTACCCGCGATCTTTTTGGCGGGGGAAAAGCCAGCACATCCATCGCTGTCTTTCGTGCGTCCAATGCTGTACGGGGATCGCGCGCCATGTCGCGCAAAAGAGAGCCCACATGTGCATTGTTCGGAAAGCGCATACGGTTTCTTCGCGGGCTCTGTTGCCGGCTTGCAGGTTCGCGTCTTGCAGTAGCAACCAGCCTTGCACGGGCACGAAATCGGGGCCTCGTTTGGATGCTCGCAGTGATATGGGTTGTCCGACACCGAAGCAATCGGCGCCTTCCCCTCCAGCCTCCCCACCCGCTGCACAAGATCGGCGATGCGGCGGTCGAGTTCTCCCAGCGCTGCCTCGAAGTGGACATCTCTTGGATCAAGGCAGCGCAGCAAATCGCCGATGGTCATGTCTTCGGGTTTCATCGTTCCTCTCTCATTTCCCTAATCGCCTTCCGCGTCGCCACCTCCGCGCGCTCAAGCACTCGCCATGTCGGGGCATGCGGAATCAGCCCGAGCATCCCGCGCAGAATCGCGAGGCAGTGCGCGATGGATTCGAGATCGCGGAGGGTCATCGACTTGTTGCCTTCGCATTCGTTGCTCTGCACGAACTCACTTCCCGACCGCCTCTCCGAGGCGACACGCGAGGCACCGATCGCAGTCGTCGTCATGGTCCTCCCAGTGGTGCTCGCACTCGCACTCACAGCCGTTCCATTCGAGCAGCTTGCGGACCGCACGGAGGCGCTCGTCGGCTTCCATCGAGTTGCGCTGGTAGCTCTCGACAAGGTTCAGCACGTTGTATTGACCCTCTCCGGCGTCGTCGAACAGCTTGCGGAGGCGATCAGCCTCACTTAACTTGGCCACCACTTCAGGCGGCAGCGGAAGCCCGGCAAGCAGCCTCATTTGAGCGTTGCCGCGCAAGAGCGCGTCGACTTGTCGGGTCAGTTCTAGGATGCGGTTCGTGGCCCACCCCGGTTCGCGCGCGCAGAGAACGGCCAGGTCAACACGGTTGCCGGCCGAGTCACGATACGTCCGGTCCATCACTTTGCCCCATCGGTAGCCGGAGGCGCCTCAAGTGCAGAGGCGAGCTCCTGGTAGGCATGCTCGGTTATGCTCTCCGCGACGCTGGATAGGATGCGGCGCGCGTCTTCCACCACTCGCTCAGCCTCTCCCGCCCGGGCGATCCACTCGTCCATCTCGTCGAGCAAGTGCGTCACACGCACCCCTAAGCCATCGAAGATGACCGCGCGCCCGTCCAGCGCATCAAGCACCTCGCGCAGTCTCACGTCCTCAGGCTTCGCCAGTTCCTCGGCGAGACTCTCGATGCGCATCGCCATCGACTCGACCTGACGGGACAGCGAGGCGTTCTCAGAGCTGAGGTGGTCGCAATTTGCGCGCAGAACCTCGTTTTCGCGCACCAGTTCGCGGTTCCGCTCCTCCCAGTGCCGATTGCAGCCCGGAGAAAGCTTGCACACGCCATCCTGGCCGCAGTCCTCGATCTCGCTGCGCTGACGGATCTTCGGCAACGCGCCGCTGCACGTCGTCTGCTCGCGGTCGTAGTTGCGGACCATCCCGCAGCGCGAGCAGACGGACCAGCCCTCGCGCTCGTGCTTCGTCCACTCGTGTCCGGCGCTACTCATGCGGCACCGCCTTCGGCCCGCGCTCGACGGTCAGGCTGTTAACCGCGCGCTTCGTTCGCGCGGTGTAAAATTTCGGGTCGCGGAGTTTGTGAGCCAGCCTGTGAGCCTCAGCCTTGTTCAGAGGGCTCTCTCCGAGGTGGGTTTTGGTCCAGGCGCGGCGTCCGTCGAACACGTCAACGGCCCAACCTTGCCCGTCATCTCGCGGTCTTACGTGGATACAGAGTTTCATGGCTCGTTAAATTCTCCGGTTGTTAACTTCGCGGATTCAAACGAATCCCTTCCGCTTGGGCTTCTTGGCGGCGCACATGTCACAGGCAGAACGCAGCACTTCCATGCGCGCCCGTAGTTCAGGTACGATAATCTCTATCCCATACCTGGCAGCGTGATCCTTCCAGCCGACGAAGTAATCATTCACTGCATACGCCGCACCTTCGTACGCTTGCGCCTTTATTCGATTGGGCGCGTTTCGCCATTTCGCTGCGGCTGATTGCTTTTTCTTCCCCCGTCCCCTGCGAACCGCGTGCGCCATGTGTCTCTCCTTCGTGCTGCACTAATTGGTGACAGGTGGCCGGTCCCGCCCCGGCTCGGAGGTGGCTACGGTGGCCCTCCACGTCAGACGGGCATGAGCAGTGACCGCCTTGCCGCCCGCCGTTCCTTCGCGCCCGTCATCTCGCCGGGCTGCACCTGTCGAAAACCTAGAACGCGATGTCGTCGTCTTCGCCGGGCTCGCGCGACTTCGGCGCGGGCTTGGCCGTGCCGTTGACAGCCTGGCGCGACGCGATCGCTGCGCCCTTCATGCGCGCGGCGAATTTCTTCTTGGCGGCCGGGTCCATGCCCTTGACGTTGAGCCCGCCGTCGAGCGCGTTGACGTACTTGACGCGCAGGTGCTCCTTACCCTCGTACGTTTCATACTCGAGGACGAGAAGCACTTCCGTGTCACCGAGACCAGGAAGCGGATCGGCGGACAAGTCGTCGCCGGTCCAACCGCACAGGCGCAGCGCTTCGAGGCTGTACTTCTGCGCGGCGTCGGTGAACGAGAAAAAGCGCGTGATGCTCTGTCCCTCGTATCCCTCTTCGGTGATCTCAAACTTCACAGCGATCTGATCGTTGCCCTTGGAAGACAGGCAGAGCTCGTGCTTTCCGGCGCGAGCGCGAAAGGTTCCATTCGTAAGCTGGTTAGACATTTGCGTTCTCTCCTTCGGCGCTGAGAAGCGCCGTCAAGCGGTTGTCGATCTTGGCGAGCTCGGCGGCGTTGTCGCCGACCTTCCTCGCTGCGGCGGTTGCTTTCTTTTTCGTCTCTTCGTCTTTGAGTTTTTCGAGCTTCGTGGAAATGCTGAGCTTTAGCTCGGTTGCCGATCTCGGAGCGCGCGCGGCCTTTGCTGCAACGTAGTCGTCGTAGTTGAGCGGCAACGTCTCCGGCAACGAGTAGCGATTCTTGCTATCGAATGCGGCCGTTCTCTGTGTCGAGACGATACGTGCACCTGTACTGATTCCCTTGGCTCTGTTGCCGTCTTTGCTGGCGTACGTCTCGTAGTGAGCGAAAAGAACCGAATCGCACCACTCCTTGAGCAACCCACCCGCCTTGGCGTTGAGCTTGAGTTCGTATCTATCGAAATCGTCCGTGTCTGGAGACTTGAAAGTACGAATCATTGAATGAGCGATCATGACGATTCCCATTTCACGCTCGCGACGAAGCCGCTCAACCAAGGACAAGAACACCCGCCACTCGTCGAGCGCTGCGACGTAGCCGCGCCCGTAGCCGTAAGCCTCGATTGATTTTTGCTTGTCGCGCTCGCAGATGTACGCCCACAAGAGCGGCTCGATCGCATCAAGCGTGTCGATTGCGATCGTTTTGTACTCGTGCTTTTCGACGCGAAGAGTCTCGAGCGCGTCAAGCACGTCTTGCCATGAATCGGGGCGCGGAAATCTCGCGACGTTGAGTTGCGCGGTCCCGTCCTCAGCGGCAATGAAGATCGGCGATGGAGCGCCAGCGGCCCATGTGCTTTTCCCGCAGCCCTCGGGACCAAACAAGAGAACACGGTCTGGAAACTCTTGCTGACCGGTCACAACCGAGGCGAGTTTCATTCTGTTCTCGCGTGGCGGTGAGTTTTGTTTTTGTGCAACACTATTCATTATCTGTCTCCTCTCTCGACAGTGGGGACGGTTCCCCGGTTGGCGCGACGCGGTCGCCGGTTGTTAGCCTGCTCGATGTGCGTCGCCCATCGGCAGTTGGACGGCTCGTAATTGCCGTCGTTGTTGATTCGATCTAACGAGTGGGCCGACGATGGGCGCGGCCCCATGTCGGCGACGAACGCCTCATAGGAATTGCGCCAGCGCTCACAGCACTGGATACCGCGATCAAAGTAGAGTTCGCGGTCTCGTCCCTTCGCCTTCGGCGAGGTGCGTTGTTTCATTGACTTCCACAGCGCGTACTCGGGGCGCTTGGCCTTTGCGTCTCCATGCCTAATCGGCTTGACCGCGCGCTTCCCATTCTCGCGCGCGGCTTCGGCTTGCAGGCATCCGCATGACTTGGTGCCGTTGCGCAGTCCCTGAATTGTGACTGCGCGCTCTTTGCCGCAGTCGCAGGCGCACCACCACAGGGTGTGCCCGTTGCCGTTGTGACCGAAACGAGCGACGGCAATCAAGCGACCAAAGCGCTGACCCTCGATCTCGAGCCTACGCGGCATCTTCGACCGCAAGTTCCGGGTGAACGTCTTTCACTTTCTCGAATCGATCGGCGTCCTCGAGCGACGCCGACCCTGCGCACACGTCCGCAAACGAACAGGTACGCCCGTAGCGCTCGCAGCCGTCGGTGTTGCGCGGCGCGATCCCTTCGCGCTGGAAGTCGCGCATGGTGATCCCGTACTGCCACAGCTCGCGCTCGTACTCTTCGACCTCGGCAGCGAGCCGCACGACCGTCGCGCGCTGGTAGTACTTCTCGGGATTCTCGGCAATGCTCTCGACGAGCCGCGCGTGGTACTCGTCGGGCGTCTCGTCGGTGTCGCGCTGGTTCGCGTAGAGCGCGCCTTGCTTGGTGTACTTACGGCTCTCGACGGGCGTCGCCTTAAGCGGGCGAAGTCCCGGCTTTTTGATCACGTCGTAGAGCACGCCGGCCGGGTCGTGGCCGAGCTCGCGCGCGGCACGCAAGTACATCGACACCTGCGAATCGAGACGCAAGCGCGCGAGGTACGCCGATCCGGGTCCGCAGTCCTGTGACGTTGTCTTGTGCTCGACGACGTACGCGCGACCGTCAGCGGCGCGCGCCAGGGCGTCCACCTTGCCAGCGAGATCCCAGGTACGGGACACCGCGCCCGTCGCCGGGTTAATGAGCGGCAGACGAAACGGGTGCTCAACAGCGATCGTCTCATAGCGCTCATCGCACCACCGAGCGTGATACCCGCGCATGAGTGCGTCGGCCTTGGCGGTCTCGAATGGATCATCGCTCACGATCTGAGCGAGCGCGGCCTCGAGGCGATCGTCACTCGCTCGCCACCACGCCTCGAGCGCCAAGTGCATCAGCGACCCGAAGCGAAGCGCCTCATCCTCTGAGCGAGCGCGGTAACCGAGCTGGTACTTGATCTGCTCCTCGCGCGGGCAGCGTCGGAACGCGCGTAGACGCGAGTCGGTGAGGAGTTGCGTCATCGCAGCACCGCCACGGCGAGCGCAATCACAATCCCGCACACCGCCACAACCAGCGACGCGCCAGGATTACGGCGACGGTACGGGCCGGTGTATTCGAGGGGGACGCGGATCATTGGTACACCGCCTGACCACACGCCGGGCAACGCTTTGCACGCGGCGTGTACTCGTCGCGAGGATTCGTCAGCGCGAACCATGCGATCGAGATCAGGTCACGAGCGAAGGACAGGGGGCCGCCGACAAACGGTAAGCGAAATCCAGTGCGCATCTAATTCGCTCCTTGCTGTTGTTCGCCACCAAACGCCTCACCCTGCATTTCGTACGCGTGCCAAGGACACAGCCCGGCACGTTGCAGGACCGCGCGCGCGTCCGCTCGCTCGATAATCAGCGCGGCTAAGTCCGGCTCCGAATAGCAGCGCGTGGCGGCAAGACGGCGCGCGCTATCGAGTTGTTCCGCGATCTCGTTATCGTTCGCAACCCAGTCGCCACAGCAACGGCAGCGCATTAGACTGCACCCGTGATGCAGTGTTCGCCGTCGTCGCCTGCGTACTCACTTGGATCGTCGGTCTCGATCGCGTGCTCGCACTCGCGCTTGAGCTCGTCGAGGCGCGGCATCATATCGTCCAGCGCTGTCTCGAGACTCGCGACCACAGGCGATCCGGCAGGCTCCACCCTGGCCGCGCGCGCAATGACATCAAGCAGGTCCTTGGCCGCAAGCGCGATCTGGTAGTAGCGCTCGCCTGTTACTTCCAGGTCCTCGGCGAATGATGCAGCGTCGTCGAAGTGGCGGGCGATTTCCTCGAGGCGGGGCGTCGTCGGCATAAATACGTTGTACTACGGTCGTACGTTTCGCGTCTACAGAAATCGTACAACGATAGTACGATTTCGGTACGACGCGCTAACTCGGCGCCCGCACTTGAGATCTGACTACTGCACAAATGTGTAGCGTGGACCACAGCGCGACCTTTGCCGTCATGGGATCGTATTTGGGGCGTTAGAAAAGGGGTGCTGATGACGGTGCTAATCGTGGATGACAATCCGGTGACGAGGGTGTTCCTTCAGCGAAGGATCAGGGGAGAGACTAGAACTTCGTCTAGTCTAAGGGAGGGATTGATGGACGCAGCGCTGTGGCAGCCGTCGGTGATCTTGCTTGACGTGTTTTTTCATGGCGAGACCGTGACCGGAATAGATGCCATCTCGGACTTCAAGGCATGTAGTCCGCGCTCAGAGCTCATTGTTATTTCGTCAGTGCGGAATGACCTTCACGCGCGACTAGCCGTCGCCCGTGGCGCGTTCAGCTATGTCGAGAAGATCGGGGTAAAGGA